AAAATAACAGTAATTATTTAACATCTCAAAATAACAGTAATTATTTAGCATCACAAAATAACAGTAATTATTTAGCATCACAAAATAACAGTAATTATTTAGCATCTCAAAATAACAGTAATTATTTAGCATCACAAAATAACAGTAATTATTTAGCATCTCAAAATAACAGTAATTATTTAGCATCACAAAATAACAGTAATTATTTAGCATCACAAAATAACAGTAATTATTTAGCATCACAAAATAACAGTAATTATTTAGCATCACAAGATTATAATAATTATGAAGCATCACAAGATTATAATAATTATGAAGCAACACAAGATTATAATAATCAAGCAACACAAGATTATAATAATCAAGCAACACAAGATTATAATAATAATCAAGCAGTACAGAATTATAATAATAATCAAGCATTACAGAATTATAATAATAATCAAGCATTACAGAATTATAATAATAATCAAGCAGTACAGAATTATAATAATCAAAAGTTATTACAAACTAAACAATTAAGATTTCAACCATATATAGTTCAAGACCAAACACAATTATTATATCAATCAATCAATCAACCAACATATCAACCAACATATCAACCAACATATCAATCAATAAATCAACCAACAGAACAACCAATAGAACAACCAATAGAACAAACAATAGAACAACCAACAGAACAACCAACAGAACAACCAACCTATCAAACACAATATCAAACAACAGAACAAACACAATATCAATCATCATATCAACCAACCTATCAAACACAATATCAATCATCTGCACAACTACAATATAATAATCAACAATATATAGATTTACAAAATAAATTATTAGAAGTTCAAAAAAAATTAGATTTTGTAAATAATCTTAATAATAATGATATAGGTTGTGAAATAAAAATAAATAAAATAAAAACTGATATGAATAAACAAGTATCAGATATTAATAATAATTTAAAAGCATCAACAGATAACTATATTAAATTATTATTTACTATTTTATTAAATAATCAAGTGTTAAGTCAGAATGAAATAGATAATATAAAATCTAAAATAATTAAAGGGGATATAGATAATAAGACTGTAATTTCTTATTTGGAAGATAAAATGAAACTAGCTAAAACTATATCAACAAATGCAAATGACGGCGTTTTTAATAGTATAAATTCATTAGACAATATATTTAATAAAAAATGGAATGTACCAATGCCAAGACCACCTGTATGTTTATCAGATGATCCAATTAAAATTAAACAAAATGATAATTTTACAAGTTTATATTCTGCATATGGTTAATAATAAAAATTAAATTTATTTATCCTATTAATTCTAACTAAATTATTAATTTCATTTTCAGTTAGTACTTTAAATTTCATAATTGTTTTATAAAATTTACTTTTACTATTGTTTTATAAAATATCAATATTATTTATTATTTATAGTTAAATCAATTTTTTTATTATGGGATATATATTTTTTATTATAATACATAAATTCATTATATATTTCTGTACTATATTTACAATTATTAAAAGTAATGTTATACCATATTTTTGATAATTTATTTGCATCTTTCCATTTCATTTTATTTTCTTCAAGTAATTTAATAAATACAAGTCTTTCATTAAATCTTTTATTAGATTCACAATTAAATTTAGTAATTGTTTCCATATTATTTAAATAAGTAATAGTTAATTCAGTATCCATATTAGATAGGTATTAATATATAAATATAAATATATATCAATTTTTTATATATTAATATCTAATGTTAATTAATGATAAATATAATATTATTAATACTAATATTTATAATAATTTATTACATTTATAGTTCAAAACAAGAAGATTTTGACGAAACAAAGATTAAAACAGCTGAATTTGCTAAAATAAAAATTAAAGAATTTAATCATAAATTTTATCAACCTTATATTGATAAATATTTTAAAAAAATAGATATTATTGATTTAACAAAAATTCCTGTTAGAAATGATGGAATTATTTTTTGTTCGGTTGCATCTTATAGAGATAAACAATGTCCTCAAACCGTAAAAGATATGATATTAAAAGCTAAAAATCCTGAAAAATTAGTTATATGTATTTGTCAACAAAATGATGGAGCAGATCAGTCGTGTTTTGATAATTATGATTTGAAAGGTGCAAAAATAATAAAAATTATTTTAAGTGATAGAGAAGCTAGGGGACCCTGTTGGGCTAGATATTTAATTCAACAAAAATGGTCGGGAGAAGAATATTTTTTACAAATAGATTCACATATGAGATTCGTTCAAGATTGGGATATGAAATGTATTAAGGATCTTAGTAGCTTACCAGATAAATCATGTTTAACTAATTATGTTGCTAATTTTGATTTAGTAACGGGATTACCTGATGCCGGTGTAAATAAACAATTACGTGGACCATTAACTATTGATAATAAAGAAACTTCAGAACATGATGGGTTTTTTAGAGTTAATAGTAAATTTATTGCATTTGCTGAAAAACCAATGTTAGCATATGGATGGGGGGCTTGTTTTTCTTTTTCAAAAAGTGATTTATTACATGATGCCCCATATGATCCTTATACACCATTTTTATTTTTTGGGGAAGAAATGGATATTTGGGCTAGAATGTATACTAATGGTTGGTATGTTTATGCCCCATCAGTACCTATATGTTTTACTAGTTTTGATAGATCATATCGCCCCACATTTTGGGAAAATCCAGATCAAGGTCCAACAGAATTTCTTTGTAGATTAAGATTATATTATAGATTTGGATATTTAAAAGAACTACCAGAAGAATTAAAAATTGGTTTGGATAAATATAATATGGGAAATAAAAAGACTTGGCAAGAATTTTTAAATTTTTGTTTAGATGAATTACAAGCTTAAATAATTTAATATAGATAATTAATTTAACCAAATATAGATAATTAATTTAACCAAATATAGATAATTAATTTAACCAAGCTAAAGATCCTTGACCGCTCATAATTCTTAAAATTTGATATTCTTTTACAACTGTTGATAAATTAAAAGGTTCATTAAGAACATTAGGATCATTAGTTAAATTTAATACAATATTATCAAATTTATTGAAATTTAAATGACCGGATGGTTGTTTATCAGTTGGATTTAATGAAAAAGTATTGGTATAATAACCTAGTGGTGGGCTATTATAAAATTTTTGATAAGGGATAACACTACTATAATAATTATAATCTAATTGGGGCATAAAATCAATACCATTTGATTGTATATTTAAGGTCTGTATAGGACTATATTCAAAAATATTTTTATTATTTTTATATAAATTAATAAAATATAATTTCAATTTCAATATCTGGGTATTTAAATTTATATTTAATAAATATTTATCCATAACAAATAACACGTAATGTATATCATATTGATTTAATAATGGATCTGAATTAATTAAACTTAAACGGGTACTATTATTTAATAATATTTCTTGATTATTATTTTTTAAAATTTGATAATCATTAACATACATTATATTGTTTTCAGTAATAGTATTAGTTTTATTATATAAAATAAATGAATTATAAACTGTTAAATAATAATTATATTTAGTATCATATTCATATGTAATTTGTTGATAAGCATTGGTATTTGGATGATATATTGGTTTAGCAATCCAAAAAATATCCTTAATTAAATTATTATATCTAAGATTAATTGTTTGTTTTTGTTGATAAATTAAACTATCTGGATATGTTATAAATCTTTCAATTATATATTCATGTCTATGAGAACCAAATAATAATCTTTCTGGTGTATCTAATAAAATACTATCTAATCCAATTTCTATATTTATTATAGGATTAATAGAAAATGTTGAATTAATTAAATTATTAGATACAATATTATTTAAATTATTAATTTGATATTTTAAAGTAAAATCAACATATGGTAATGAAATTAATGGTAATGCTAATGTTGAATTATAATGGAACCAAAAAATTAAAGGTAAATAAACTTGCCAACCTAAACTATTTTCTCTAATTTTTATTAATTTATCACTTTGTTTTCTTTTTTCGTCAGTAATATAAAAATTATAAAAAACTTTAAAAGTATCTTCAGTTAATGTTTCTATTAGTTGGTCGCCTAAAAATAAACTAATTGATTGAAATAATTTTGAAACATTAAAAATAGGTTTTTCTAGAATAGTCGTATTATTAATATTATTTGATGTTTGAACTTTCATATTTGTTGATCTATTAAAATTTCTTGGATTAAATACATTGTTTAAATCAATTGTTGTTGTTATTGAACTCATATAATATTTAGCTAAATTTATTGTATTACTAAAATTAAATGATTTAGTATTTTCATTTATAAATATATAAAATGAATTAATATTTTCTTGATAATAAAAATTTGCATTTTGATACGAATTTTGATAAAATACCAATGATAAAACATCAATTATTAAACTATTGAATTCTATTTTATAATCTTGCTTTTTTAAAATTTCATTTGATGCAACAATAATTTCAGTAGGTGTATCCCATAATAATAATTTTACTTGATATTTTATATCACCTATTAAACTAACATTTAATATATTTATTTCATCTATTGGTTCTATTAATATTATTTTATATAGATATAATCCAATGGTATTACCATATTGATCGTATGGTATAAAATAAACATTATTTATATTTTGTATATTATTAATTAATGTTACATTAGCAACCATATTTAATTTAGATTTAAAAATTTGGGATGGGGATTTATATACTTGTATAAAATTAAAATCACCAGAGATTGTTGAATAACTAATAACAATTAATTGTTTATTATTAACATATATATTATTATTACTAATTAATTCATTATTAATATAATATGTATAATTACTACCATTATCTAAATTAAATAATAATGGATAATCAAAAATAATATTATTATTATTTGGATTAAATATATATTGACTTATATACCATGTATTTACAATATACATTGATTTATTTATTAATGTATTTTCAGTATAATTAATATTTAATATAAATTGTATATTACTAGTAATAGTTAAATTATTAATACTTGCTAGATCTCCCAATAAATAATTACTAGTATCTGCAATCCATATTACAGAATTACTTAATAAAGTATATGTTTCATAAGTTTGATATAAATATTTATCAAAAGTAATTATTGATATTACTTCAATTGGTGGCGTTTCACCTATATTTGCATAATGAGTTAAATTAGTAATTTTAAGTTGTTTATCTATTTGAGTAATTAATATATTTTCATCATAAAAAATAATTTCAATAGGTATATAGTTATTATTTAATTGAAAATTAATTGGTATAATATTTGTTGAACTATTTATATATTGATTATAGTTTAAAAATGGACTAGTTAAATTTAACTTATATATAAAAGTAAATAAATTTTGTGAAAAATATATATTAAATAAAATAATAATAGTTATTGTTTGTGGTAAAACTATTGGTGTATTAATAAAATAATTACCACTAATATCAATATTTAATGGATAAAGTATATTTTGATATTTTACATAAGTTGAATTAGCTATAAAATTAAAATTATTATGATAAAATATTAA